GGAGCCGTCGCCGTAGCCGGAGCCGTAGCCGTAGCCGGAGCCATAGCCGTAGCCGTCGCCGTAGCCGGAGCCGTCGCCGTAGCCGGAGCCGTCGCCGTAGCCGGAGCTCACAGTCAGAAAGGCTTTGATTTTATCATCAAGCGTCATCTCTTCCACTCCTTTACGCCGCGAAGCGACACCGATGCCGTATCTGTGCACGGGATAATCTGGATCGCGCCCAGCACGGTCATTTCCGGGATCGTCACGGTAAAACGGCAGTTGCCCGGTGCTTTTGTGCCGTCTTGCGCCAGCTGCTCCACGGCGCACGCGCCGTCCCAGCTCCACAACTTGCGCACCTCGGTCATAGTGACCTCGGAGCCGTTGCGTTCTTTGATCTTGCCAAAGAAAACACCTGCGCGGTCGCAGCGAACGATGTAGTCCTGATTGGTGTTCATGATGAAATTCCTCCTGATTATTGTTAAAATTTAAAACTCTCTCTGAGTTTGTATCCATGTGCCTCCGCCTCCGCCGTAAAGTAGCGGTGCGCCTCGTTGATGTAGACGACGCGCCCGTGCGCAGTCGTCTCTTTCGTGGTAACGCTCATAATTCCGGTGCTGCCCTGAAATGCGGCAGGCTTCCAGCTAAATGGTTCCCAATATACATGGTCAATACCTCACGCCGATGTAATCCAGAACCCGGCCGTAGCCAAGCCCCTTTTCACTGGGTTTCCATAGCCCATCCGCGGGGTCAAACTTCCCGCCGCCGATGCAGAATTCATAATGTTTCGGGTGCGTGTGCTTCATGCGCTCGAATCGGTTTTCTTCCTTTTCGAGATGCACGCCGAACGCGCAGAACATACATCCCGTGCGTTGGCAGCCCGTGCAGTGCAGTTTGCAGTCAATCAGCGTTTCCGCGTAGTCATTCTCGCCGTCGCTCGCCACGATGTCACCGTATACGCTGGCGATAGGCAACTTTCGGTCTACGATAAACCGAAGCACATCCTGCTCCGTCCAAAAGCTCATGGGCTTTCCCATAGGGCGCTTGCCATCAAAGGCGTTGCAGCCGGTTTCGCGCCATTTTTGCATCCGCAAAAGACTTTCCTCCGCCATTGTTGCCGTCGTGGGTTTAACATCCGCTCGGTGCTCATAGCTCTTTGCCGGGGACTTTTTCATAATCCCACAACATTTGTCTGATATGAGAAATGGAGCCGAAAGCAAATACTCCCACTTTTCACAGTTGTACATACTTTTTTCCCCATCAATGCGTAAGACTTCCCCACGCAATAGCTTCATACTGCGGCTCTCCGGTGATCGCCGCGCGGTTTCTATCCGGTGCGCCACATCTTTTCCTATGACGCTATACCCGTACTTCGTCACGACCTGCCGGACGTTCATCTTTGGACGAAGGCGTACAAGATTGACAGTCAAGCGGGGGAACTCCCTCCGCAGCCAGTCGGCGTACTCATTGACGAACTTCTGTATCTCCGGGTACTCCACCCCAGTATTCACAAACACCAAGTTCAGCTCCCACGGCGGCACCCTAAAACTCGACAGGTAACGCGCCACCAAGTATGCCAGCACCGTGCTATCCTTGCCGCCGGAAAATGACACGTAGCACTTTCCGCCCCATGCGGTATACCACTGGTCGAGCTTCTCGTAGCTTAAGATTTCCTTGTCCTGCAAATCAAGGGCTAAAAGCCGTTTTGCCGCCTCCTTCGGAATCGGCTGATTGCTATACCCTTCCACGGCGTTCCTCGCATTCTCCGAACAGCTCCCGGAACGTCATCCCGGTCAAATCTTCCAGCGCCAGCAGCAGCCGCACCGTTGTATCGCGGTCGCCGCGCGCCCACGCCGACACCGTAAACTGCGACGTGCCGAGTGATTGCGCCAGCTCTGTCTGGTTGTAGTTCATCTTTTCCAACGCTTCCTTGAGCACCGGATAAATGCAGAACTCAAACGGCGTTTTCGATCTCACGATTTTGCTCATGTGTGTACCTCCCCGAAAGCCTCTTCAAATGTCAGCCCCGTCGCAGCAAGGATTGCCTTGATAACGCCGATGCTGAATTCGTTCTTCCCCGTTGTCCATCGCCACACGCAGAGCGGGGAGACGCCGATCTTCTTGCTCAACTCCGGCGGTGTCATGCCCGATGACTGCAAGGCTTTCTTGAGCTGTGGATACGCCACCGTCTTAAATGGCACAGCTTTCATCATTCCGCACCACCCGTCTCGCCGAGTAGCGTCCCGACGGTCACGCCCAGCGCTTCGGCAATGTACTGATACGTCGGCATGTAGCTGATGCATCGTCCCTCTCTGAGGTTTAAGATGCTACTGCGCGATAATCCCGCCTTTTCTGCAAGCCCCTTGATACTCATGCCCCGCAGCGCACTCCATTTCTTGATGTTCTCGCCGATCTCTTCCGGCGACAGCATGCCTTTTTTCGCCGGGGGGGATTCCGCCAGAATATCGCTTAACGTCAAGCCAAAGCATTCGGCGTATCTATACAGCGTCGACACCTTCGGATAGCTCGCGCCCTTTTCGAGTTTGGCAATGAATGACTGTTCTGTGCCCATCATATCGGCCATCCGAAACTGGCTGATATTTCGCATTTTTCGAACGTTTTTGAGCCGGTCGCCCAACTCTTTTTCTGTCAACATCTTTTCTTGCTCCCTTTTATTTTTTCAAGTTCTGCATGCGTCGCGTTTTGAACTGGCACGCTCCCAAATAATCGTCTTTTGCCTGCGACTGCCGCTTTTCTTCCGCCTTCGCTGCCTGAATCTTTGCGATATCCTCTGCGTAATGCGGGCAATGGCTTTGACAGCCGGGATAGCGCACCGGCGGCAGGCAGAAGTGGCAGTGCTCAAAACTCATCTCACACCTCGCGGATCGTGATGCCGTACTTGTCCTGCATCAGTTTCTTTTTCAGCAGATAGTCTTTCGTTTTCGCGCCCTTTGCGTCCTCGACCTCGCGCAGCCAATGCACCGTGCCGTTGCGGTCTGGCTCTGTCGCCCGCTCGTAAACAAAATCCGCGCGGTAGACTATCGGCTTAATTCTCTCGCCCTCGATGGTCGTGTAGCCCTCCACGAGCGTGAAATTCGCTTGCAGCCGCAGGTTGCGAATCTTGCCCATCGCTCGCAGCACTTTCAGCTCGCCGAACCGCGCCGCCTCGCGCTCGGAATCGAACTTGATGCCGTCGCACACGACCTTGCGGTTGCCGTATTTGCTGCGCTTCTTAACTTCCTGCACGGCCATCTTTGCCATGATCTGAGCTTGAGCGTCCTTTCCCAGCTGAGAAATATCAATGCCCATTGCTTCCCTCCAACACCGACTTAATATACCGCAGCCGCTTATTCGCCTTGTCCCGTCGCAGGTTGTCGCCCTTGAATACCAGCGGCGTGCATATCTCAATCACGCGATCATAGATGCGCTGGTAGTCCATGTTTTTCGGTTTGCATAGCTCGTCCAGCGTCAAGTTCGTGGTGATAATCAGCGGCTTTTTGGCCTTGTACCGCTCGTCAATGACCGTGTAGACCGCCTCCATCGCATACTCACTGCTGCGCTCTGCACCAAGATCATCGATCACCAACAGTGGGTAGTATCGCACCTGCTCGATGATTTCCTGCTTGTCATATCCCGCATTGAGGATTCGCGGGAAACTCGTAATCATCGCCGGAATCCCGCGGTCAATCAGCTCGTTGGCGATGCACGCCGCCGCGAAGGTCTTCCCGTTTCCGGTGTTGCCCCACAGCAGCAAGCCGCTGTTCTCGCGCCGCATATCGTCCCATGCGTCGGCATAGCGCTTACACTTGACGATTTCCTCGCTCATCGTTGCCGTATCGAACCGGCACGCCGTCAGGCTCTTGTCGCGGATTCCGTCAGCACGCAGCGTTTCGATGCGCAGTCGCTTTTCGCGGTCCGCGCGTGCTTTTTTCTCGGCCTCGTACTCTCGTGCCGCGCAAGCACACTGACACCCGACAAGGCGAACGTTCCCTCCGATGGGGATGCGGCACTGCTTCGGTGTGTTGCAATGGCCGCAGTACAGCAACCCGTCTTTCTCGTAGTCGACCAGATCACGCACAGGCTCGGCCTTTTTCGCGATACTGTCGATCAATGCGTCAACGTTCATAGGCTTCCCTCCGTGTTGCCGTAGTCGTAGACAAACGGCTTATTTTGCGGCGCTTTTCCGCCCTTGTCCTGCTCTCTGGCAAGCCAAGCGGTGATGAAACGCTTAATTCCTCCTCGAGTTTTTCGCCTTGCAGGGTTTGCATCGCACCACCCCGCCATGTTTCTAAGCTGTTGCAGAACGTCAACGTTCGGATAGAGCTGCGACCATTTGGCCCTGTCGTTCTCCGACACGTCGAAAAAAGTCCCGTCATTCAGCGGCAAAGAAATCACCGGCGGCGCGTCAGCCGCTTGCGGCTCAGCGCATAATATGTACTCTTCTTTACTCTTCTCTACTCTACTTTTCTCTACTTTACTTTGTCGTTCGATGTCAGCATTTTTTGAAAAAATGTTTACATTTTTCGCATAAATGTAAACATTGGGCAAAATTTGGGCAACATCAACCAGAAGGATGTTGTAATCAACTTCGAGAGTTTTACGGCGGCTGACTGCCTCGAAGTACCTTTCCTGTATGCCTTTAGAGGTCAATACGTGGTACTTGTCATACTTCTCTTTGTCGAACATCCCTCGTCTGATAGAAGCCTCTATTATTTCAGAAACGACGCTCCCACCCAACCCGACCTTGCGGGCGAACAAAAGCGCAACCTCCTCTGTCCATTCAATGTAGTAACCCGCCTTACCGTAAATCTCTTGCAGCAAGTGAACGACTACACCAAATCCTGTCAAGCCAAATTCTGCCTCTATCAGTTCAAACTTTGCGTTCAATGTGACATCAAGCGGAAAGTAATCGATCCCGCTTTTTGCCATAGACTACTCCCTTAAAACGGCAGCTCGCCGTCGTCCTCGCTGACCTCTGCAAAGCCGCCTGCGGCGCTCTCTGCGGCGTATTGCGGCGCGGTGGTATCATTACCCTCCGAGCGCCTGTTGTCCGCGAAATACACGCTGTCAGCCTGCACCTCGTAGCTCCTGCGCTTGTTTCCATTTTTGTCCGTCCAGTCGCGCATCTGCAAGCGCCCCTCGACGCCGATCAACCGCCCGCGTCCGGCGTAGTTGCAGAGCACTTCTGCCGTTCCGCGCCACGCTACAATGTCGATCCAGTCTGTGCCGCCATCCTTGCCGTTGCGGTCAACGGCAAGAGGGAACGACACAACGGATACGCCGCTGTTCGTTTTTTTCAGCTCCAAGTCACGCCCGATGCGTCCCATCAGGCAGATTCGATTCATGCTCATTTCAATTCCTCCTCGCTTTGGTGTTGGTGCAGATAGAGCACGTGGCTCTTGCCGATGGCGGCGTTTTGGGCGATCCATGCGTGCGCCTGCTCGCGGGATAGATGGCTCTCCATTGCGCGGCTCTCATAGCTGAATTCTCCCGCTTCCAGCTTGCGCTTCATGCGCTCCTGTATCTCCTCTTCGCCGTAGTTGGCTTCGATCAGATAAAGGTCATAGGCCTGCGCCACAATGCCGTCCAGCGAGGCGCAGTCCGTCGCATAGAACACGCGCTCGCCGTTTGCAAATTCGATATGCCACGCACAATTCGGGACATCGTGAGGAATGGAATTGTAGGACACACAGACGGGGTAGAGAAGGGAACAGGAGTAGAACAGCACATGGCCTGCCATGCCCTCGTCGGTCACGCGGCGGTCCACGCCGATGCGTCCCATCGGTTCCATGAGCCACGGAGGGACGCACCAGCGCAGCGCAGGGCGCAGGAAGTGCAGGCGCTTGATGGTCTCGGGGTTGAAGTGGTCGCCGTGAACATGCGTCAGCAGGACGAGCCTCAATCCCTTGCAGTATGGTTCGAGTTCCCGAAATGGAACGCCGCAGTCAATGAGTATTTCATCATTCAGCAGTACGGCGTTCCCCTTGGAGCCGGTCGAAATGACCTTGACCTTACAGATCATTCATGCTCACCTGCTTGGTGGTGCCGCTCTTTCCGTCGTCCAGCGTACCGAGGGCGTCAGCGGGAGCGGGCAGCTCGTCCTTGACCTCGCCTGTGGTCTCGTCCACTTCGACGGTCGGGAGATCAAAATACTGCTCGCGGCTCGCGCGTCCCTCTTTCAGTGAGGTATACACATTACGCAGGCGCACGATGCTCTGCGCCGTGAACGCTTCGGCCTTGCAGCCGATGTACTTTTCAAGGCACTCCATCGGTACGCCGAAGTCATCCTTGAACGCCTGTCCCATCTTGCGTACGCGGTCGATCATGGGTTCATCGCTCTTTCCCATCATCGTCTTGGTACACGCCGCAAGAGCGGCGTCTACCACGTCGCCGGGGATAATGCCAAGAATGCACGCGCGCATACGGCGCGCGCCCTGATTGGCGACCATTTCATAGATGTCGCGCGGGTCGGTGAGGGCAACGCTGCCTTTCTTGGTGTAGCGGATATGCGGCACGGTGAAGATCTTCGTCTGGCGGGTGTTGGTCTCCAAATCCCAGCAGTAGGCCATGACGGTACTCTCGCCGTTCTTCTGCTCCAGCTCGGTAATGCCGAAGTCGAGGTTGCCCCAGTTCTGCGCCATGACCTCGGCGAGACGGATCGAGGGGCCGGTCACGTTCTCGCCGCCGCGCGGGTATTCATAGATCGCGCGCTCGGCAAGGCTCTTGCGCTTGCAGGCGTTGAGAATGCGGTTGTTCGCTTCGATCTCGTCACGGGGAAAACGCTTGGCGACGACCATTGCCGCCTGTACCTCCTGCGCCTGACAGGAGATCATCATTTCGGCGTTCACGCTCTTGGCGCTCACAACTTCGGTGCTGTTGTAGGTCTGCATTTCGTTCATGGTAATATCCTCCTTAAAATAATCATTCGTACTGATAGCCATTGCTGACAAGGAATTGCTTCAAAAGGCGCAGGCGCTCGCGCGTATCGGTCACGCGGAACGACACCGTGAGGTGTTCGACCGCCGCCTGCTCCACGCGCTTCGGGACGACCTGCGGGGCCGCTGCGACGGTTACTCCAGCAGCGCGCGCTGCTGGAGTAACCGTGTGGCGTTTCACGGCCTCGCGCTCCTCCTCGGCGCGGCGGTGACGCTCGTTGACAACGGAGATCGCAAGCGAGAGGTCGAGGTTATTTTTGTACTCCACCATGATCTCCGGCGCGTTCTCGCCCATCGTGCCGATGGTTTTCATGTCCTGCGCCACGCCGTCCACCTTTAGCTTGATCTGCTCCATGAGCTTCTTCGGCGTCTTGGCTCTGGCGCTCGCCATATCGACCTTAACGCCGGTCTGCCCGAACGAAAGGAAGTCGATCTCGTTGACCGCGCACAGCTCCCGAAAATAGCCCAGCAGCATTTCCTCGCAGCGGCTCTTGATCTCGCTTTCCGTCGCGTCGATCTTGGCTTTCAGGTCTGCGTCGGCGCGCTTGTACGGGTCGGCGATGCACTCACGGTAGACGGATTCGAAGCTGTCGTACTTCTCCATGATTGCGGATTTAATGGCCTTGCGCTGGGTCTCGGCATCGGCAAACTCGCGGTTCATTTCGGCGCGAATGTTCTTCACGCTGGTTAAGGTCTCGTCGGTGCAGACAAGGCTCATTGCCTCTGCGACGCGCTGCTCCGTCTGCTCCTTCCGGCTCCTCAAATGCTCCTCGATCACGGGGAGTTGAGTCACTTTCATCAGGGTGTTATCCATCTTCGGTCTCCTCCAATTCTTCAAAATACATTTCCTCTGCGCCGCAGTCTGGGCAGAACTTTTCCGTCACGAGGACGTAGCCGCGCTCACCGTCAAGATTTTCGCGCCGACGCATAACGTCCGGCTCGTCAAAAATGAGGTGGCAGCAAGTGCAGCGATAGATCATTGATTCCCCTCCAAATACGCCATTGCGCTCTGCACGCCGAACACGCGCGCCGCCTGATGGTCGTTGAAAAACACGTCGATATGGTTGCCGTTCACGCCGCACCCGCAGTCCTCAGCGATGTAGCTACGCTGCGTGCCGTTCGGCCAGATCAGCAGGACGCGCGTCCCGTAGGGGATCACCTTCGGGTCAACCGCGATTGTGCGTCCCTCGGTTGCCAGCGTGCCGGTCGCGGTGTAGCCGCTCGCCCACTTGCCGCAACAGCAGCGACCGGGACAGTACGCCGTGAGCGTAAACTCACCGAGAAAAACGTCGTTGCACACCGCGCTTTCAGTCGCAGGAATGTCCCACGCGGGGTCATACTCCTCTACGATGGGGGCTTCTTCCGGTTCCGCATCGACCGCTTGTGCGCTGGTAGCGAGGATTGAGATCGCAATCAAGAGGATCGTCGCGCCCAGACACGCCGCCGCAAACAGCGCCGATTCATCGGCCTTGCACTGCTCTCTCGTGCGCTTGTCGTGCCGCCTCACCGTCTGCGCCCCCTGTCGATATACGGGAGCAGATCATACAGCACCTTGCACACCGCGCACGCGCCGATGACGGCAAGGGCGGTTGCAAAGTCGCAGCCGTTGAGCGCGATCACCGCAGCGGCAATGCCGCCGAAAAACAACGTGTCAATCATTTCGCGCCTCCGATCAGCATGAGCTTTTCCGCGTCCGTAAATTGCAAAACTCGGTCAAGCTCCCAGATTTCTTCTAACGTCCAGCGGGAACGCCCCGCCATTCTGTTACAGATTTGCGTTTCCGATAAGCCGATTTCCTCGCCCAGCTCCTTGCCGGTGCGAATCAACGCCCGTCCCATCGCGCCGCGCACGGCTCGCTCAAGGTCATTTCGCCGTCGCGTTAACTGTTGTGGCTTTAGCATCTTGCCTTTTCCTTTCTTCCGTGCTACAATAAGCACGGACACAATATCTTGTGGTGAGATTTGTCCCACCCGCCCCGCTCGATGCTGCAACATTGGGCGGGGCATTTTTTATTCAACTCCGACAACATGGTATCTTCCGTATCCGCTGGAACGCCCGGAGCCGATGCCAAGACCAAACCCAGCCATATTGATGATGTTCACAATCTGGTCGAGCGTATAGACATTCTCGGTGTAGGTGATATGGACTTGGGAAGACCAGCCGGAGAAACGGTTAATGTAAACCAGCACCGGCGCGCCGCGCTTCGGAGACATGAGCGTTTTGTCAACGAAATGTGCTGCGAATTTCACGGGCTCCAACCGCGCCGTAACATTCATCGCGTTGTCAAACTTCGTTGCATAGGTGTCGATCTCGTTTCGAACGACTGCCTGACAGAAGGATTTCTTCAAGCCAAAGCCCGTAATGCAGGGCGCGTTGTTCGTCAGCATATCGCGCAAGGTTCCCTCGTTCATATCGCGGTAAGTGTCCTCCACGGGGTAGCCGTCCCGCCAGTGAATTGCCGTGATGATGTCCTCCCAAATGTTAGGCACTTCCTTGATGGTCTTTTTGCCGTCGCGGGCGGCGGTCAGCTCTCGGACGGTGCGGGCGTTCATCTTGTTCAGCACAAGGTCTCCGTCGCCCTCGATCAGGATTGTCGCCTGTTCGATTTTTACGGGCTGGACTTCGATAATGCGTTCTTTCTTCATCTTTCTTTTCCTCCTTGATTTGCTCATGCGCTTGCTGTGGCTTACGTTGTACTGTCATTTGCTGTTCTGTAGTAATCTTCTCTGTAGTAATGTTGTGTGTATTAAATAATTCTTTGCGGCCATAAGCCACAGCAAGCGCACGATGTTGTTTTGTTCTGTCGGGTAATTTGTTGTTATGCGCGGTTGTACTATCGTCTGCGGTAAGCAGAAACAGAAGCGTGTAGTGTAATGTTTTATATTGTCATATATAGATATTTAGTGTCCTGTTCCTTGCTTTATTTTGCTACGGAGCTACGCTCCCCTGTTTCTGCTTACCACTGCGAATTTATCCGGCAACCTTGTCGATGGCGTCAAATACGCCGTCAAGCTCCACCAATGTTTTGTACTTCGCCCGGAAACTGTTCAGCTCCGCAAGGGCGCGGTCGAGCATTTTCCGGTATTCGTCCTTGTCCTGCATAATCATGACGGTCGGTTTATAGCCGCTGTCCGCGTCCGTCTTAAAGAACACGCGCACCTCGGGACGGGGTGCATCGCTCTTCTCCTTGATAACCAGGTTGCAAACGATGTGCCGCGCCTGCTGCAAACGCCACTTCTCGGCGGCTTCTGCATCGTCCCAATCAAAGCACTTGTGCAGTTCCGTCTGCTCGTCCCTCGCCTTGTCGAGGATTTGGGCGGTCGTTGCGGAGTTGCCGATTGCCAAGATTTCGTCAGCGACCTTTTGCGCGTCAGCGGAAATGCGGCAGCCACTTTTCCATGCTGCAAAAATCATCTTTAACCTCCTGTTGTGTGTTAGTTCTCTTCATCCGGCTTTAACAGCTCGTCCACCGTGCATCCGTATAATGCAGCAATCTCCGGAAGTCGACTTGCTCGCGGGGCCTGCTGACCAGTCTCCCAGTAATACACGGCCACGTCGGAGATTTTCAGCGCGTCCGCTACCTGCTGGACGCTGAATCCAGCTTTATGACGAGCACTTCGAAAACTCAT